TGGTTAATGATTTTTCATGAGGATAAAAACATTCTTTGTATAGCTACTAAGCAGGAAACTGCTAAAAACATGGTTACAAAGGTTAAATTTATGTATGAAAATTTACCTTCATGGCTTAAAGTAGATTATGAAGAAAATAATAAACTAACCCTTAGATTAGCTAATGGTTCTCAAATTAAAGCCACTTCAGCATCAAGTGATGCTGGTAGATCAGAAGCAGTTTCACTTCTACTAATTGATGAGGCCGCTTTTATTGATAACATTGGTGAGATATGGGCATCAGCTCAACAAACACTTGCTACAGGTGGAGGATGTATAGCACTTTCAACTCCTTATGGTACAGGTAATTGGTTTCACCAAACATGGGTTAGGGCAGAAGCAAGTGAGAATGAATTTTTACCTATTAAATTACCTTGGTTTGTTCACCCTGAACGAGACCAAGCATGGAGAGATAGGCAAGATGAATTGCTAGGTGATCCAAGAATGGCAGCACAAGAGTGTGACTGTGATTTTAGTACTTCTGGAGACATAGTTTTCTATCCAGAATATTTAGAATTTATAGAAAAATCTACAATTAAAGAACCTTTAGAAAGAAGAGGAGCAGATCAAAATTTATGGATTTGGGAATCAGCCGACTATACTAGGCAATATTTAATCTCAGCTGACGTAGCTAGAGGTGATGGTAAAGATTATTCAGCATTTCATATATTTGATGTGGAATCAGCAACTCAAGTAGGTGAGTATAAGGGTCAAGTAGGTACTAAAGATTTTGGAAACATTTTAACAGCAATTGCTACTGAATATAATAATGCTTTATTAGTAGTTGAAAATGCTAATATAGGATGGAGTACTATTCAAACTATTATTGAACGTAACTATCCCAATTTATATTATTCACCAAAATCTGATATGGTAAATGTAGATTCTTACTTACAAAATTATGAAAATAATTCAAGTATGACAGCAGGATTTACTATGTCTACTAGAACTCGTCCTATGGTAATAGGTAAATGTCAAGAATATGTAAGTGATAAGGGAGTAACAATCCAATCTAAGCGTTTACTAGAAGAGATGAAAACGTTTATTTGGAAACATGGAAGAGCAGAAGCTCAAACAGGTTATAATGATGATTTAGTTATGAGTTTTGGTATCGGCTTATATGTACGAGATACTGCATTAAAATTTAAACAACACGGATTAGATATAACAAAAGCAGCTTTAGGAGCATTTTCTAAAAATACTACTGAATACCACGGGGCATATTTCTCTACAGGGAAAGATAATCCCTATACAATGGATGATGGGAAAGGTGGGACTGAAGATTTTAGTTGGCTTTTATAATATTTATTCATATATTAACATAACATGGCTGATACTAGCGTATTTACAAGATTAAAAAGACTATTTTCTACAGATGTAATAATCCGTAACGTAGGAGGTAGCCAACTTAAAGTTCTTGACTTTAATCAAGAACAAATGGCAGGGACCACTGAAACTAATTCAATGGTTGATAGGTATAACAGATTATATACTACCAATCAAATGGCAGCTTATAATCCTGCATTAAACTACCAAACCCTCAGAACCCAATTATATTCAGACTACGAAGCAATGGATACAGATGCTATCATTGCTTCTTCTTTAGATATACTATCTGATGAATCCACTTTAAAAAGTGAAATGGGTGAGGTACTCCAAATTAAAAGTTCGGACGAACAAGTACAAAAAATCCTTTATAACTTATTTTATGATGTTTTAAACATCGAATTTAATTTATGGATGTGGATTCGTCAAATGTGTAAGTATGGTGACTTTTTCCTAAAATTAGAAATAGCAGAAAAATTTGGTGTATATAATGTTATTCCTTACACAGCTTATAATATTATACGAGAAGAAAAAGTAGGTGAAAATAAAAAGGATGTAGAAGTAAGATTTAAATTTGATCCTGATGGATTAAGTGGTGGAGGAGAATATGGTGGGTATTTTGGAGGAACACAATACACAAGCGATAGAGATAGCAACACAGCAATTTATTTTGATAATTATGAAATAGCTCATTTTAGATTACTATCAGATGTAAACTATCTTCCATATGGTAGGAGTTATATCGAACCTGCTCGCAAATTATTTAAACAGTATGTGTTAATGGAGGATGCTATGTTGGTACATAGAATTGTTCGTGCACCTGAGAAGCGTATTTTTTATATAAATGTAGGAGCCATCCCACCTGCTGAGATAGAGAATTTTATGCAAAAAACTATCTCAAAGATGAAACGTACTCCGTATGTAGATCAACAAACAGGTGATTATAATCTAAAATATAACATGCAAAACATGTTAGAAGATTTTTATATCCCGGTTAGAGGTAATGATACCGCTACTAAAATTGATACCACACCTGGGATGCAATATGATGGCATCCAAGACGTAGAATACTTAAGAGATAAACTATTTGCCGCACTTAAAGTACCAAAAGCCTTTTTGGGTTATGATGAAAACACTGATGGTAAAGCTACATTAGCAGCTGAAGATATTAGATTTGCCCGTACTGTAGAACGCATTCAACGAATTGTGCTTTCAGAATTATATAAAATTGCAGTTGTTCATCTTTACACACAAGGATTTGATGGTGAAGAATTAACAAATTTTGAATTAAACCTAACCACTCCATCAATCATTTATGATCAGGAACGAGTAGCGTTAATGAAAGAAAAAGTTGATTTAGCGGCTCAAATGATGGAAACTAAACTTTTCCCAACTGATTTTATTTATGATCATTTATTCCATTTAAGTGAAGATCAATATGTAGAATTTAGGGATTTAGTTAGTGAAGATGCTAAACGTGCTTTCCGTAATACCCAAATTGAAACTGAAGGTAATGACCCTGTGGAAACTGGGAATTCATATGGTACTCCTCATGATCTAGCCTCTATGTATGGTAAAGGTAGATATTATGATGAACCTGATAATGTTCCTGCAGGATATAATGAAAAATTAGGTCGCCCTGAAGAAAAAGTTTCTAATCGTAACACCCAAAATGATAATTTTGGTAAGGATAGATTAGGAGCAGCTGCAATGAAAGGTAAAGAAAATGAATCGGATTCTATAAGACCTTCATATAAAGGCGGTTCACCTTTAGCTCTAGAAGCTAAAACAGCTTATCTACAAAATAAAGAGATGTTAAAAAAGTTACCAGTTAACCGTAAACAATTAGTATTTGAGCAAGATAGTTCACTACTAGATGAAAGTAACTTAAAGGAGTGAAAATCTTTATATATTTATAAAAAAGCCCATCAATGAGAATCAAACATTCTAAGTATAAAAATACAGGTCTTTTATTTGAACTTTTAGTAAGACAGATAACTGCTGATACACTATCCGGTGGCGAATCTGCTTCCCTCAATATTTTAAAAAAATCATTTGCTAAAACTGAATTGGGAAAAGAATATAAACTTTATGAATCTTTATTTAAAACTAAGAATTTAAGTGAAGGTAAAGCAGATATTACTTTAAATACCATATTAGAAGCTACTCGTAAATTAAACAGAAGTGCATTAAGAAGAGATAAATACAACTTAATTAATGAAATTCGTAAACATTACAATTTAGGGGAATTTTTTAGACATCAGGTTCCTAACTATAAGGGATATGCAGCATTCTATAAACTAATAGAAATATACAATTCAGATAAACTATCAGAAACTGATGAAATTATTGCTAATAAAGTAACAATTTTAGAACAATTAACTGAAAAACCTGTTAGTGAGAAAAAAGTAAAAGCGGACTTAGTTGAGGAGTTTGGTAAGTATGATAAAGATTTAAGAATTCTTACTTACAAAGTAATGCTTGAGAAATTTAATGGTAAATACTCTAATTTAAATAAGGGCCAAAAAGGTATATTAAAAGAATTTATTAATTCGATTGATAATACTCCTCGTTTAAAAGAGATTTATAATACTAAGATTAATGAAGTAAAAAAGGTATTAAATCATCAAATCCAAAGTGTGGAGGATGAAGCTACTAAAATTAAATTAACAGAAGTAGTAAAACTCCTTAAAGAATTAGATAAAAATTCTAAGATTAATAATGATGATTTAATTAATCTTCTTCAATATTACCAATTGACTGAAGAACTTCATAAAACATCTAAATAATGGCAACTATCAAACCTAAAGATTTATCACCGAAATTCCTTAAAAGGGTTGAGGATAGGTATGGTAAAATAGATCCTAAAGATTTCTTCAGTGCTAACTTAGATACTTATTACAAATTCAACCCTAAATATAAATCAGAGGGAGGTGGTCTTAGACATGATGTATTAGACTTACCTAGTTTTGTTGATTTATACAAAAATTTAGGACAAGCTAAAAACTCAGCTAAAACTCTTAAAACAAAACCCGAATTAAGGAGTGATAAAGAATACCAAAATCAAGCAGATAAGGTAATTGATACTTTCAACTCATTCAGAACTTTTTTTAGATCAAATTATCCTGATCAATATTCTTTAGTAAAAAGTAGTATTAAAGAAATGGCTGGGATGGCATATAATACCCCTTTTGCATTCAAAAAAAAAGGATCTAAACCTAATATTTCTTCTTATACTTCAATTGGATACGAACCTGTTGATCAAAAAGCATTAAGAAAAAAAGCAAAAGGTATAGATTATATAGATTTATACAAAGATTAATATTTATTAACATGACAAGCGAACTGATATATAAATTTCAAAAGTACTTAACGGAGGCAGCCAAAGCAACTGAAAAGAAACCCACTAAAGAAGTCGACGAAATAAACTCAAAAGTATATGACTACCAGGACCCTAAATTATTTAATAATATTAATCCTGACCAACTTTTAAATGGTGTAGCAATTGAAATAAGAAAAGATAACTCAATGCCACTTGAAAAAGCAATGGAAATTGTAGTAAAACAATTAGGAAAAGATCCTATGTACTACATTGAAAACGCAGCATTTGGAGTAGAAGGAATCGGCTATACTGATGAAGTAGTGGGTTTAACTCCTGAAGAAATAAAAGGTAAATACAAATCCTCCGGCTATGGAGACTTAAAAGAAGCAATAATGAACAACTCAGAAAAATTA